CCCGTTCGTATGCGCGGATCGCGTCGATGAGCGCGCCGCCGACCTCCACGGGGGACGTCCCGGGCGCGACGGAAACCGCGATTTCGTAGGTGACGTTCGATCCGCCGAGCAGGTCGCCGCGCGCGGGGAGCGGGACGACCGCCTCGCGTCCGCGTTCCCCGAGCAGCGCGAGCGTCGGACCGTTAATGATTCCGCCCGCGCCGAGGATCGGAAGGTTCGGGAGCGAGACGGACCCGCCGCCGATCGAACCGACCAGCGGGATATCCACGGACGGAATGTTGATCTCAATTCCGTTCCACGCGCGCGCGAACCCGTTCCAGATTCCCTTGACGAATCCGACCGCCTCCGAAAACGCGGACTTGATATCGGACGCGACTCCGGAGATCGTGTTATACGCGTCGCGGAACGGACGCGTAATGATCTCCCAGAGTCCGGAGATCGCGCCCATGATCGCGCCCGGGATCGACCGGAAGAATCCGAGGATGGCGTCCACGAACCCGCCGATCGCGCCGACCGCGCCGCTGGTCACGCCTTTGATCGCGGACCAAATCGAATCCCAGTTCTCCCAGAGCAGCTTTAGCCCGCCGATGAGCAGAACGAACGACGCGATAGGCGCGGCCACGATCGCGACGACCGCCGCGAGCGCGGGGTGTTCCTTGATCCAGGTCCAGATTTGGTCCCAGTTCTCCCACGTCCAGACCGCCGCCGCGACGAGCGCGACGAGCGCGGCGACCGGGAGCGCGATCTCCGCGCCGAGCACCGCGATCGCGATCGCGAGTCCGCCGAGACCGAGGACCACAAGTTGGATCGGTTTCTCTAGCCCCGCGAACGCGGTCGCCATGTCCGCGAGGATGGGGACCAGGACCGCGATCGCCGGTTGTAGCGCCTGACCGATCGACACCGACGCGTCGTCCGTCTTCGCTTGCAAAATCCGCTGCTGGTTGGCGGCGGAGTCGGAGGTCCGCGCAAAATCCCCCGTCGCTTTCCCCGCGCCTTCCATCATGAGCGCGTAGGTCGCGGCGGCTTTCTCCGTGGCGGTCAGTTGATCGGCGGACGTCTTCCCCGTGTCCGCGAGCGCGCGGGTCTCCACCGTCGCCGCGTTCAGCGTGGGGATGAACCGCTGAATGGCGTCATACTCCCCGCGGAACGCGGCGGATTGCGCCTCCAGGATCGCGGTCGGGTCCGCGTTGTGGAACGACGCCAGGTCCGACGTCAGGGTCAGCAGACCCTTGGACATATCCGCGCTCTGGGCGGTCGTGAGTCCTAGCTGAGTGAACAGGTTCCCGTACGCGCCCGCGGCGTCGGTCGCGGCGCGCCGCGAGAGTCCGAGGTTCGTCGCCGCGTTCTCCGTGAATTTCAGTAGCTCGCGCGACGAGTCCCCGAACACCGTCCGGACCTTGGACACGGACTCCGCCATGTCGTTTGCTGCGTTCACCGCGTCCGCCGCGAACGCGCCGACCGCTGCGCCGCCGATGAACCCCGCGATTTTTCCGCCGAAGGATTTCAGTTGTGAGCCGAACCCTTGGACTTCCTTGGACGCGGACGCGGTGTCCGCGATGAACCGGATGAGGACGTCCGCGGACCCCGCCACCTAACGACGTCTCCGCGCTTTGGCGCGGGACTCCGCGCGCCTCCGGGCGCGATCTTCCTCGCGGAGAACGTGGTCCATGGCGTCCAACAGACCGACCGGGTACGCCATCACGTCAAGCGGTCCGATGTTCCAACTTCGTCCGATACGGGCGGCGTCCCGGTATCGGACGCGGCGAGGTCCGGGGATTTTGGGTCGGACGCTTGAATGACCTCCACGCGTGAGATCGGCAGAGACAGCGCGTCCGCGTAGGTGAACCCGGGACGGTCGCGCCGGATGACGACCCAGCAGAACGCCGCGTTAAGCCGCGCCTGATCCGCCGCACTCGCGGCGGTCGGGTCCGCGACGTTCGCCGCTTCCGTCGCGTCGATCATTTCTCCGAACGTGACTTCGGCCAGGTCTACCCGGACCTTGTCGGGGAGGTCGTCCACGGTTCAGACCTCCCGCTCAAAGTTGAGCGCCGCGGTCCGCGCCATGTCAGTTTCCGCGCCGTCCGCTGCGGGCGCGACGTAGCGTCCCTCCGGAACGTACGGACGTCCCCGGGACCCGCCGTATTCGATCCACGCCGCGTAAGGCGCGGCGACCACTAGGGACGCTCCGTCCGGGGTCGGGTCGACCCGTACGCTTCCCGCGAGTCGACCCGACCGGCGCGGGAGGTTTCCTCGCGCGCGGACTGCGACGTCGCGCGCGGTGGCGAGTCCCGCGTCCGCGCCCGCGCGCGGCATTGCGCGCGCGACGCGCCCGAGCAACCGGTCGACGTCCGCCGCGTTGACGTCGGCGCTTAGTCCGGCCACGGTTACGCGATCGCAAACGTAGGTGTTCCCTGGACCGCGAGGACGAGATCGAACGCCTGCGGTTCTCCGGGCGACCCGGAGTAGAACGGGAACGCCTTAACGATCGCGGTCCCGGACATTTTCGGGTTCGTCACTGAGACCGGGAGAGTGAAATCCGGTTGGAACGTGAAGGCGCGCGCGGGTCCGACCAGCGGACGGACGAGGGTCCAGAGTCCCGTCGCTCCGTAGCTCTGGAACACGGACGCGGTTACCGTCCACTGTTCCGGCTTGTAGTTGGTGTACGTCCCGCAAAACGTCTCGTAGGTGTTCTCGTCTTGCTCGACCGAGACCTCCACCGACTCCGACGCGCACTCAAACGAAACGGTATTGCCGCCGCCTGAGTCGATCGAAATAAGCGGCTTGACGGGGATGAACGGAGCAGCGGTAACCGGGCTAGCTGGCATTAGGACGGACCTCCCAAGGTCGCGGGACTATCGAGCGCGATGTGCGCCGCGAGGTACGGGACCCCGCCGATATCGAACCGACCGGGCGCGGAGACGGAGCGCGGGACCAGACCGCCCGCGCGGAACCGCGCGAAAGCCAGTTCGACCAGTTGCTCCAGGGTCACGGTTCCGGACTCCGGTTCAAACCGCGCCGCGATGCAGACGACGTCCAGCGCCGCGGTCACCGCGCAATGCGTTTTCGGTTGGACCCAACCGTCGCCCCACGTCACCAGGAACCCGGGCGGGACGAACGCGTCCACGATCCCTTCCGCGACGGTCCACTCTGAGTTTCCGTCCGGGGGCGCGAGCAGTTCCATGACCAGCGCGCGGACGTCGGAGAGCGCGCGTCCGTCCTCCAGGACCGACGCGGACGGCTGGAGTAGGCGGATCGAACCCGACTCCAGCAGACGGACCGCCATTACGCGACCCCGAACGTCTGGACCAGCGGGACGAGGTCGGCGGCGTGACGCGCGAACCCGTCCCGCGGCGCGGTGAGGACTCCGGTCGCGTCGAACCCGACCGCGCCGAAGGCGGCGTCGTTCGCTTTGAACCACTCCACGCCGCGAGCGAGCGCGACCATATGGGCGAGCGGATCGTCCACGGGGATAGGCGTCGTGACGTCGCGTCCGCATTGATGATCGATCTCCGCGGACGCGGCGGCGACGGACGCTTCTAGAAGGTCCTGGTTTTTCTCGGACACGGCGACGCGTAGCGCCGCCGCCAGTTCCGCCGCCGTCGCGTACGCCACGACGTCCGTTAGTCCGCGTCGTGGGTCGCGGCGACGTCGTCGGCGGGAGAGTCGCCCGCGGTGTCATGAGACTGCGGACCGTCCTCCCAGTTCCCGCGTGGGTCGGGGACTTCTAGCGGGGAGGTGTCGTGCGACTGCGGACCGTCGCCAAGGTTCTGTTCCCGCGCCACGTCCTCCGCGGTCGGCGGCGTGGCGGGGTCAGGGTCGGGTCCGGTGTCGGTCGGGGTGACGTCTGCGGGGTCGGTTTCGTTCGTCATTGGTGCGCGTCCTCCGTCTACGGAATGGTCAGCTTCCGGAACGCGCCCGCGTCGGTGATCTTGGCGGCGAACGCTCCGATGACTCCGACTTCCATCCCGCCAATAGCGGGTTCCACCGCGCGCAGTTCGACGGGAGAACCCGCCGTTTCCGCGACGAGCAGAGACGACGCGTTGCCCACTACGACCGTCTTCGCGGGGAGTCCCGCGGAGATGACGAGATTCAAACCGGCAATGTTTCCCTGACCGCTGGAGAGCGAGAATCCACCGGTGGGGATGAACACGGGCGCGACGTTGGACACCAGACCCATGATCGAATAGCCGGTAGTCACGTCAGCGAAGACGGTGTCGGGACGACGGCGGGACGCGGTGTAGATCACGCCGGACGCCGCGGTAAGCGCGGTCATCCAGTCCGCGAGCGTCGGGGACGCGGGGATCGCGGGAGTCGCCATCACGGTCGCCGCGGCCAGAACGGTCCCCGCCGCCGCTTCGGTCTGGATCGCGTACGCCTCCGCGGCGAGGTCGAACCAGAGCGCGAGCGCGTCCGGAGTGGACCAGTTGATTGCCTGCCAGGACAGGTCCCCGGTTCCGCCGTAGGTGTCGGCGGTGACGTTCACAAACGCAACCGTCATTTTCTGCGACGACAGTTCCGTTTTCTCTGTCGTCTGCTTCGCGACGGTCGGACGCTGCGTGATCGACGGATACGACAGGGTCCCGGACGTGAGACTGACGCGCCGCGCGGTCTGGACGATCGGGCGCGACTTGTCGATGATTTGCGCGAACGTCGTGAGGTACTGCGGCGGGATCAGACCCGCGACGTCAGCCGAAAGCGTGTTCGCGACCACGCGCTCGATACGTTCCGCCGCGACGTGGCGAGGAACCCCGGACCGCTGCGCGATCTGGTCGAACCGCGAGATGATGACGTCCCGCGCGTACTCCGCGTAGCTCCGGTAAATCTGGTCGGGTTCGGACGCGGGGGCGGCGGGGATGAGAGCGGGAACGGGCGACGGTGCGCGGGCGACGTGGACGGCGCGGGTCCGTTCGATCTGTTCCAGCGCGTCGATCTGCGGGTCTAGCTCCGATTCGATGCGCGAGTGACACCGCGCGATCAGTTCCAGTTCGGCGGACGACAGGTCGCGGTCGTTCGCTTCGGCGTCGGTCGTGACCGAATCGACTTGGTCCAGGACGGTCGAACGTTCGGCGTGGAGACGATCCAGAACGGGATTCACTAGGTAGACCTCCGGTAGCGCGGGCGGTTCGTCGCTCCCGTGCGAGGGGTCGGACGTCTCGCTACCGAGGGGTCGGGCGGCTTGCGCTCGCTACCGAGGGGTCGGGCGGATCGTTACCGAGGGGTCGTGGGTTAGCGCGCCGATCGTGCGCGTAGTTGCGCCTGCCTTGCAAGGGTTTCCGCGATGCCGGGTCGCGCTTGTCCGCTCCGGATCGTCGTAACCTCCGCGCCCGGATAGGACGGGGACGACGTCACCGCGACGTGATCCAGCAGCAACAGCCGACGCTCTACGACCCCGTCCACCAGGCGCGAACCCGCGGGGTGCAGTACCGCCGCGATCGACAGACCGCGCACCGCTCCAGACCGGATGATTGACAGACCATGCTCCCCCAGCATGGAATCATGCGCGCGGAACGTCCCGTAGAGACCGTCGTCCCGTTCCTCTAGCTCGACCGCCCGACCGATCTCGCTACCGAGGTCGGTCCGGTGTTCAAAGTTGAGCGGGACCCGGTTCGGCGCTTTCGCCACCTTCCGGAACGCGCCGTGTCGAATGACCTCGCGGTAGAGCGCGCCGCCGTCCTCCACGTCCGCGACGACGTCGTAGGGACAGCAGCGCCCGATGATCGAACGTCCGTCGCTTTCGATCTCTAGCGCCGCGTCGAATCGGCGGTAGATCGATCCCTCTAGCACCGGAGTCGCGGTCATCGGCGGAACAGTCCGACCAGCGCGCCCAGCGCGATGATCCCGACCTCTACGACGAGTATCCAGGCTTGCGTATCTCTCATGGTCCGGTCCCTCCGTCGATCTCTGCCAGCGCGTCAGCATCGGCGGGGACAATGTCCGCGCCCGCGTCCGCGGCAATCTGGCGCGCTTCCTCCACCGTGATAACCGTCCCCGCCGCGAGGTAGATTTTTTGCAACGTCTCCGCGACGGAGAGCGCGCCGACCTCGTCGCCGCCGTCCACGTCCGCGAGTGGCGGACGGTTCTCCAGTTGACGGATTTCGTCCAGCGTCGCGAACCCGTTCGTTAGTGCGATCGCGTGCGCGTTGTAGCGGTCCAAGGTCTGGGACCGGAGCAGCGCGTCCGGATTGAACCGGAGCGTCTGACCAAGCGGGAGCCACGCGGAGAGCGCGCGCTCCAGACGGACCGTCATCGGCATAAGCGCGGTGGTCCAGAGACGAATCATTTCCCCTTCGACCGTCGCGTAGGTCAGGGAGTCCCCGGTCGACCCGCCGAGCATGTACGGCGGTAGGCCAAACTGCGTCGCGATGTCGGTCGCGTTCCAGCGGCGCGATTCGATTAGCTGCGCGTCGCGCGCCGAGAGCGGGAGCGACTGAAACGTGATCCCTCCGGAGAGCACCGCGGGGACCGACCGCGCGCGACCAACCGACGTCGACCATTGACTTTGGAGGTCGGCGGCTTGCGTCGCGTTCAGCCGCGCGGGATGGGTCAGCACCGCGGGCGGCGTCGGGTTCCGCATGAGGTCCGCGGCGTAGTAGTTCGTCGCCCACGCGCCCGAGAGGGTCCCGCCCGGGTACGCGTTGGCGTCCAGGACTCCGATCCCGACAGACGACCCGGGCGGACGCTGCCAGCGGATATGCAATAGCTCCAGCGGTCCCGGGTTCGTCCAGATGAGGTCCGGACCTTGCGCGTCGCGGTGGTACCGGTATTCGGTTCCCCCGGACGCCGCGTCGGTGACGGTGACCCGCGTCGGGTCCAGGACGGTGAACGCCTCCGGGTATCCGCCGCGGTTCCCGTAGTGAGTCGGGACCAGATACGCGTTCCCCCGGAGCAGCAGCGACCAACAGATTTGGCCGATCTCATCGGTCGCCCCGACCGGTGACCCTGCGGGATGCGCGAGGAACCCGGGCAGACCCAGCTTGTCGCGGTCGTGATACGCGTTCACCGGCATGGTGCCGATGAGGTCCCCGTAGATCGACACCGCGCGGTAAACCGCGCCCATGGCGAGCGCGACGCGCTCCGACACCGCGACCGCGTACGGCGCGGACGTCGGGTCGTCCTGGAGGACGACGGACGTATAGGGACCCTGGAACAGTCTGTAGAACGACCGGGAGACCGTCCGCGTCCGGTCGACGGCGCGAGCAGCGCGGACGCTTAGAGCGGCGTTCACGGGCCTACGGTGACGGTCGCGGGGTTCGGTCGGAAGGGTTTC